ATGAAGAATCAGTACAAGAGTTTATTGAGAACTTTCGTCAAGAATTCTATAACCTACCGCCAGAAGATATTGGTCGTAATAGCGGTACGCAAGAAATTGATAAGTACATGGATAGCGTGTCACTTTATAAGAAGGGTTGTCCAATGCATGTTCGTGGTTGTATCCTGTATAACAACGAAGTAAAGAAAAGAGGCTTGGGTAAAACGTATGAACCTATTGCAGGTGGAGACAAGATTAAGTTCGTCTATCTCAAAACACCAAATCCAATTCGTGAGAATATCATCTCATTCCCAGGACAGCGTTTGCCACCAGAGTTTGAATTAGGCAGATACATAGATTATGAAAAGCAATTCGAAAAGGTCTTTCTAAGTCCCATCGAAGCGATACTAGAAGCTGTCGGATGGTCGGCAGTTAAGATTAACACAATCGATAGTTTTTTTGTATAGGGGGTTACAATGACTAAGGAAACTGATGAATACCGTTTAGAACTACTGAAAAAGCGCCACAAGCATCTTCATGCTACAGTTGAAGCATTAGAAGCTGAAAAAGCACCAGAAAAGCATACTAAGAAGGCTAAAGTAGAGAAACTTAACATAAAAGATGAAATTACAAGACTTGAGAGTAAAATTAGCTTGCATAATTAGTAATGTTGTGGTATAATTAATAATTACAACCATTTGAAGGAGTTAGCTGATGGCAACCCATTTTATATTTGATTTTGAGACTATTGGTACTAACTCACGAAAAATACCCGCTATTGACGTTTCTTACACGACATTTGAATGGGGAAGGTTTACAACAAACCCCTATTCATTCAAAGAGTTGGTTATTGGTATGAAGCAGAATACCTTTGACATTAAGGATCAGGTTGAGAACCATGGTTGTGTGTATGGTGCTAGAGACTTGCAATGGTGGCTAGATCAACCACCAACGCTAAGAAAGAACCTAAAGCCATCGTCTGATGATATGAAAGCAGATAGGTTCATCGAAACCTTGGTAGAATACCTACGACAAAGTAACAAGATCGAATGTTGGTGGTCAAGAGGCAACACATTCGATCCAGTTATTTTAGATCGTATTGCAGAAAACGCTGGCAAGCAACGTTTGCTTAGTGAATACTTAAAGCATTATGCTGTACGTGATACTCGTACATTCATTGATGCAAAATTCAACTTCGACATCGATCCTAATGGGTTTGTTCCTGTTAAGGATGTGGCGAAGTGGGAATATAATTTTAACGCTCATGACAGTAAGCATGACGTAGCGGCTGATATCCTACGTTTACAATCAATTACTAGGGCAGAACATGACTTGGAGCAAACTGAAATATGAAACTACAAATATCAATCGAAGAACTTCGAAAACACAAAATCTTTATTGGAACACCAATGTACGGTGGGAACTGTAGTGGGTCATACACAAAGTCATGTACAGACCTAGCTATGATGTGTGCCGCCAATGGTATTGATGTTCGCTTCTATTACTTGTTCAATGAGAGTCTAATCCAAAGAGCAAGAAACTATGTGGTTGATGAATTCTTACGTTCTGACTGCACCCATCTTGTGTTTATCGATTCTGATATTGCATTTGACCCTCGTGACGTACTAGGCTTGATTGCAATTCAAGTAGCTGATCCAAAGTTTAACATTGTGACAGGTCCTTATCCCAAGAAAACTATTGCATGGGAAAAGGTGAAGAAAGCTGTTGAAATTGGCAAAGCAGATGAGACACCATTTGCATTAGATCAATACACAGCGGATTATGTTTTCAATCCAATTAATAAGCTTGCTAGTTTTAATTTAGCTGAGCCACTTGAGATTGGTGAAGGTGGTACAGGGTTTATGTGTATTCCGCGAGATACATTAGAGAAATACAAAGAAGCATATCCAGAACTGAGGTATAAACCAGATCATATTAGAACTGATCAATTTGATGGTACTCGTGAGATTACGGCTTTCTTTGATTGTATTATCGATCCTAAAACCAGACGTTACTTGAGTGAAGACTACTTCTTTTGCCAGAAAGCACGACAAATTGGCATGAAAGTGTGGATGTGTCCATGGATGCAACTTAACCACATTGGATCATATATCTTTAAAGGTAACATGTCGGCTATTGGTTCGTTGGGTGTTTCAGCTACGGCTGATAAAACAGCTAGTAAAAAAACTTATAAAAAAGATTGACAAAGTAACACAGCGGTGTTAATATCAAATAATAACATAAATTTGGAGACTATATAATGAAATTTTCTGAACGAACTCTGACGATACTCAAGAGTTTTTCCACTATCAACAAGTCTATCTTGATGGAGCAGGGGAATACGCTTAAGACTATTACGCCAGAAAAAACCCTAATCGCAAAGGCGACTATTGCTGATAGCATTCCGTCTCAAGCGTGTATCTATGATTTATCAAGATTTTTATCAATTTTAGGTCTATATCGTGAACCTGATGTCGAATTCCATGATAAATACTTCTTGGTAACTGAAGGCAAACAGCGTACTAAATACGTATTCGCAGACATCTCTATGATTCATGCGGCTCCTACCAAGGAGATTGAGTTACCGACTAAAGATGTTGAAGTGAATGTTGCATGGGACGATCTTCAATCGGTAATTAAAGCGGCAGGTGTACTTCAATTCCAAGAAGTTGCATTTGTTGGTGAGGAAGGTAAGATTTACCTTAAAGCTATTAGTAGCACTGATTCTGGTGCTGATGATTATGGTATTGAAATTGGTTCAACCAATGATACCTTTAAGGTTATTATCAAAACAGATAACCTTAAGCTATTGCCTCAAGACTACAGCGTAACTCTATGCGCAAAAGGCATTTCTGAGTTCAAAAGCCCAGATGCTACATACTATGTGGCAATCGATACCAAATCAACTTATAAAAAAGGATAGATAATATGAGTGAACAAGAACAACAACAGCAACAGCAAGAGCCTGTATCAATTTCGCTACAGGATATTGCAACAGTTGTACAACTAATCGATGTTGTAAGTCGCCGTGGTGGCATTGAAGGACGTGAACTAGCAGGTGTAGGTATGCTACGCAATAAGCTAGAAGTGTTCCTACAACAAAATGCACCACAAGGTGAAGCACCACAAGGTGGGCTACCAGAAGCTCCAGCAGACGTACCTGCTGATGCTCCAATGGCTGACAAAGTAGTTAGTTAAGATCAAGCGATGTAGGCTCTCGCTACAAACCTACAACTTATTTTTATATTATGATGAATGGTGATGACATGGCTATAGATGCAAAGACAGATGAAGTATTGTGGGTTGAGAAGTACAGACCACAGAAAGTAGATGACACAATCCTCAGCCCAAAGCTGAAGAAAACTTTCAAGAAGTTTATTGAAGACGATAGCGTACCAAACCTTCTACTATCTGGTGGCCCAGGTGTTGGTAAAACGACTGTCGCAAAGGCTATGCTTGATGAGTTGGGTTGTGACTATATCATCAAGAACGGCTCGTTAGATATGAGCATCGACACCTTACGTTATGATATTTCCGCATATGCATCCGCTGTATCTCTTGCAGGTGGTCGTAAGTATGTGATCCTTGACGAAGCAGATTATCTAAGCTCTGCCAAGATACAGCCAGCATTGCGTAACTTCATCGAAGAATATTCTTCTAACTGTGGGTTTATCTTTACGTGTAATTTTAAGAACCGTATGATTGCACCACTTCGTAGTCGTTTGTCTGAGGTAGACTTTACCATTGAGAATAGTGAGAAGCCACAACTAGCGGCTTCATTCTACAAACGTGTACTACAAATCCTAGAGAACGAACAGGTAGACTATGACAACAAGGTTGTCGCCAAGGTTGTGGAACAACACTTCCCTGATTTCCGTCGTGTGTTGACTGAACTTCAGTCTTATGCGGCTTCTGGTAAGATTGATGAAGGTATCTTTGTTAATCTCAAACAAGAGTCTCTTGAAGAAGCATTCCGTATGTTGAAAGTAAAGGATTGGACTAACCTACGTAAGTGGGTTGCTAAGAACTCTGATCAAGACATGAATGAGATGTTCCGTCGTATCTATGATATGTCACAAGATAAGGTTGAGTTGCGCAGTCTCCCAGGTTTTGTGGTGACTATTGCTGATTATATGGACAAGGCTACACGTTGTGCAGACTTAGAAATCAACATGGTTGCATTTATGTCTGAGGTTATGATGGAAGCTGAATATAAATGAAAATCAGTAGCACACCAATAAAACCTGTTTCGAAAACAGTTTTCAACAAAGACAAGCCACGAGAAGAGCCATCTGATAAGGCGGCTCGTTTCTCTGAATATATGAAAGACAAAGACGATGGGTAAGTGGACTGATGCTTTGTTCAGTAAGGTTGTTTGTTGGGAATGCAACAAGAGAATAGCCAAGAAAGATATTAACACGGTTAATGTCGATACACAGGACGGTAAGTTAACCTTGAAATTATGCGCTACTTGTGTTATACCATTTAATGATATGCTAAAAGATTTGGAGAATACCATTGCCGAAAGAAATAACACCTTTTGATTTTATGAATGCGGCATCGTTTTCTAAAGACGATCTCATTAATGATCATGACATACCAGAACAAGCTGAGAAGTTGTACACTCCGTTTATTGTTAACCGTGGCTTCTCAAACTTTGAGGATACTATCCTTCACGCAAACGAGATGAACTTACGTGCTGATTTGTTTAATGGCGCTCAGTTTGACTACTATCGTGGTGCTTTGCGTAAACGTAAACGCTTCTCTAAGTGGAACAAACCAGACGTAGATAAAGACTTAGATGCGATACAAGAAGTATATTCATGCAATCGTACAGTTGCTAAAATGTACAAGAAAGCTTTAAATAGTGATCAACTAGCTAGAGTTAGAGAGAAACTAGAGACAGGGGGGTAGAGAAAAGCCAGTTTAGCTAAATATATCAGATGGTCGAATTGTTTGACGATCAGCATAACATAATAATAATAAAAAAAGGTGCTGTAGATTATGGACTCAGAAGAT